TAAAGGGGAGGTAAGCGCTGGCGTTACTATATGTGACGGGGAGTAGGTGGAAGCCCTACATTAACAAAAGGAGATGCACCAACCATTTATACGGTTGCTCTGCTATATTAAGATTCGTCCAGCGACATTTATGTTGCGGCCATACGGGCGATAGGATTAAAAGGCTTGGTTACTAAGTTCTTAATCTGAGCAGAAAGAACTGCATTAGAAAAGTAACTATCCTTATGTTGGATGTCGGCATAAGGCGATATATCAAATGCCATCTGCAGTGCGGTTGGTATAGGGCATCCCAAATTAGGATACAGTAGATGATTACATATAGTATAAATTGGATGGGGCCAATAGCACTAAGCTGGTACAGAGAACGAGGACTGCTAGAAGAAGGTAGCGTACACCCAACAACACTTTATTCTGCAGGTCGTATAGACATCAGAGGATTGGACGAAACAGAGTATTGGAATGGCTGCCACGAATATGGTGTAGATGCAATGCAGTCAGAAGATTGGGGTGCGTTGAGTGTGTGGCTTAGTAGTCTAAAGACAAAAGAACTTTTACCCTATGATGTTTTAATAGAGCAGTTTGAAGAATACTATGGTAAGAAGATAAGATGCTGGCAGAGAGAAAAACAGGAAGATAAGATGCTAACAGAGACAAAAAAAGGAAGATAAGATGCTAACAGAGACAAAAACAGAATGTGAACATAAAATGGATTACATTGGTAAGAGTTCGGATGTGACGTTTTACGATTATAGTGGAAATGATTACTATCTTGATGTTGCCCTATATAAATGCAATAAGTGCGACCATTTAGAAGTCACCATCTATGATTAGAAAGTATATAAATAAGTTGTTACAGCGGATTCTCTTGACATTCGGCTCGAAAAGCCGCATTTTTAAGGTGTCTCCTCTGCCATGTGTAGAGGAACATTCGAGGCCGCCCCGGTTCGCTTGGGCGGCTTCAGTCATTTTACGAAATCCCCTTTGCGAAGCCAATACTAGTCAGGGCATCACGATAGGGGAGAGGGGTGTAGCTTAAATGGCTAGAGCAGGTCGGTGAATCTGACCGTGTACGGGTTCAAATCCCGTCACCCCAGCCAAATATGGATATGTATAAGCAATGCCAAGAGTTAGTGAAAATACTGAAGTAGCTCTGCCGCTGCGAAATATCATCAGCATGATTGCTGGTGCGTCCGTAGCCACATGGGCATATTTTGGTATTATTGAGCGGCTCAACCAGATTGAGACTAACATCACTATGATGCAATCTGATGTCACTCAGAACACAGACTTTCGCATCAAGTGGCCTCGCGGTGAAATGGGTGTACTGCCAGCCGATTCCGAACAATTTATGCTAATAGAGCATATTGCTGGAGAGTTAGAAAAGCTTACCACAGAAATAGAGGAAGGCCGCGCTCCCTACGACCAGCAGCAAAAGCTTACCCTGGAGTTTTACGAAAAGCGTATAGACAACCTAGAGCAACAGATAGAAAAGCTCAAAGACGCGCAAATGGAAATGACGCACGGGAAGTTAAGCAGTGGTAGTTGAGCTGACATTTGTATTGTTGCTAATGGTTTCAGGCGAGAGGTTGGAATTTACGCCTTATGACAACCTTTCTGAATGTCTTTCCACCAGAAGAAAAATTGAGCGCAATGTTGGACGCTATCAAAAGGACTTCAACAAGCGGTGGACTTGCAAGGAAATGAAAGTTAAAATGAAGGACGGGGCTATTTTAGAAATCGTTGAATAGCTGGAGGTTTTGTTTGGAGTAATAAATGGACCCCGCGTCAGCAATTGCAATAGCAACCACAAGCTTTTCTGTCATTAAGAAAGGCTTTTCTTTATCCAAAGATGCCTACTCTATGGCCTCTGATATTGGCAAATTTATGGACGCCATAGATTCTGTCAAAAATGTTCACAAAGAAGAAAAAAAGAAATACGGCAGCGTAGGTGAAGAAGCGCTGTCTAGCTTTATGGCGCATAAAAAAGCTCAAGAAATGGAAAATGAGCTTAGAAACTTCTTGATTGCTAATTACGGCTTTAACGCTTGGCAAGACATACTGAGGATACAGGCCAAGATAAGAAAAGAAAGAATAGCAGAAAAGAAAAGAAAATTAGCGCAAATAAAACTAATTATTGAAATATCTTTCGCTTCTCTCGCGGTTTTGCTAGGCTTGCTTGGGGTTTATTTGTTTGCTATGTATTTAAAATCGTAGGAGGTTCACATGCTACAAGCTTTGATAGGCCCAGCCACTGAGATAATTGGTAAGTTCATTGAGGACAAAGACCAAAAAAATAAATTGGCGCATGAAATCGCCACTATGGCGGAAAAACATGCTCAAGAGCTGGCAAAAGGCCAAATGGCTATTAACGCTGAAGAGGCGAAGCACAGAAACATCTTTGTAGCTGGTTGGCGCCCCTTTATTGGCTGGACTTGTGGCCTTGCGTTATTCGCGCACTTTATTTTATTTCCGTCAGCCGATGTAATCACCGCGTATCTTGGATATGACGCGGTTTCGTACCCTTCCTTTGATATGGATAGCCTGATGACTATTCTGCTTGGCATGTTGGGATTAGGCGGTATGCGTAGCTTTGAAAAGTACAAAAAACTTACAAAATAAGCGGTGCCTGGAGGGGTTATGGACGCAATAGCATTAACCGAACATTTATTAAGGAACATCCGGCAGCAGAAGGATGACTATGCAACTATGCTGTCGAATGGTGCGGTAGAGAACATGGAAAACTACCGCTTCATAGTGGGTCAAATACGCGGACTGACCTATTGTGAAGATGAAATCAGAGCCGCGATGAGAGGGGTCATTGAAGATGGCTAAAAAACTATTCGTGCCCGATAGGGTTGCGGCAAACATGAAGTCTGATGCGCCACAGACTGAAATACCAAAGGCGGTGCAGAAAGCTCTTCCTCCAGAAGAGGAGAACAAGAACACAGAAAACCCATCAGAGATGGACGCATCCGCGCTAGAGCGGTTGCCTGACCCTGTAGGTTATCGCCTTCTTGTTATTCCTTATTACCCACCAGCAAAAACAAAGGGCGGGATTTATATTCCAGACGCTACTCGTGATAGAGAAGCGTTTGCGACTGTTGCTGCCTACGTTGTTAAGGTCGGTCCAGACGCCTATAAAGACCAAGATAAGTTTCCATCAGGCGCGTGGGCTTCTGAGAAATCATGGGTACTTATGGGCAGATATGCTGGGAATAGGTTCAAAGTGGACGGTCTTGAGGTAAGACTGATAAATGACGATAACATTATCGCCACTATACTTGACCCATCAGATATCTCGTATGTATAAAAATACTGGAGGCATATTATGAGTATTGAAGAAATGCAAGAAGCTGAAGATAATTTCAAATTCGATGTTGAGGATTCTGATGATTCCTACACTGAAGATTCTGAAAAAAAACCCGAACAATTGTTCGACTCTTCAGATGATTCATCCGATGACGGGGCGTCTGAAGATGATTTAGAGAATTATAGCGGTAATGTGCAGAAGCGCATTAATCAGCTAACAGCCAAGCGTAAGCAGGCAATGGAAGAGGCAGAAGCTGCGTATCAGTATGCACAGCAAATGGCTCAAGAAAATCAGCAGATTAAGGCTCGCTTAAATCAGCTAGACCAAGGCTACACCAATGAATACGGTGCCCGCGTTGAGTCTCAGATGGAGCAAGCTAAGAAGCTGCTTAGAGAAGCCCGCGATATTGGCGACATTGATAAAGAGACAGAAGCTGTTTCTTTGCTGCAACGTCTTGCGATTGAACAGGAAAGAGTCCGCGTTCAAAAGCAGAGAGCAGAACAGCAAGTCAATGTTGAGCAGCAGCAGCCGCAAATGCCGCAAAGGCAGGCTGTACCGCGTGAACAGGATTTAGACCCAAAGCTTCGCTCTTGGATGTCTAAGAATGATAGCTGGTTCAACAAAGACATGGTTATGACAGGTGGTGTTAAAGCCATACATGAACATCTTGTAGGTGTTGAAGGGTATGACCCTACAAGTGACGAATATTATGCGGAAATTGATAAGCGTATGCGTAAAGAATTCCCGCACAAGTTTCAGTCGCAACGGCAGAACGCCCAAACTGTTGCGCCTGCGTCCTCTGGACGGTCTGTGAAATCAGGGCGGAAAAAGACGGTGGAATTAACACCAGGTCAAGTGGCTTTCGCTAAGAAGATGAATATTCCTCTTGAGCGGTACGCAAAAGAAGTCGCAAAACTAGACACAAGGAGTGCATAATGGTTGACCGCGCGAGCCGGGATTCGCAAACCCGTGAAAAAACAGCGAGAGTAGAAGCGTGGCGTCCACCATCAACCCTTGAAGCTCCCGAAGCCCCTGTCGGTTTTAAACACCGCTGGATTCGTGAGTCAGTCATGGAATACGATGACCGCAACAACGTCCATAAGCGCCGCCGTGAAGGTTGGGAGCTTGTACGGGCGGAAGATTACCCTGATTTCGATGCACCTGTCATTGACGAAGGTAAAAACGCTGGCGTAATCGGCGTAGGTGGACTGGTTCTTGCCAGAATACCTGAAGAGATTGTGGAACAGCGTGACGCACATTACCGTAGTGTCACAGAAAATCAGATGGAAGCTGTAGATAGAGATTGGATGCGTGAGTCCAACGCGGCTATGCCCAAACTAAATCCGCAGCGTTCAAGTTCAGTAACTTTTGGCTCAAGAGGCCAAAAATAAACTCGTA